ACCATATAAAGATTGTACCCAGTATTGAGCCAGTGTTTTACCTCCACCAGTAGGTCCATATAAAGATACTGTTAATCCTTTGAGTCCAGTAAATGCATATAGTGGTGCAGATAACCCAACACCTAAAGAAAAATTATACCAAGGCATATCTACTTTATCTAATAATGTTGTTGCTTTTGTCCACTCAGTAATGTCTCCTGCCATACCATATAAGTCTTGCCCAAGACGGTGCGAAGAAGATGCAAGGGTAATAGATTCTTCAGTTACTGTGCCGTCATTCTTTCTGCTTATTATAGTATCTCCAATAACAAATTGGGTTTTGTTTTCTTTCCACCCCATAGTAGCATAAAGATTAGTCATAGTTCTTATGCTTCTTAGTTCGTCCATATATGTTCTTAACATTAGTTGAAAATACTCCGTTTGTTTCCTATTATGTAATACAATTCCTTGGTCTGCTATAGCTGTAGCAAACTCTCTATGGCCCTCAGTCAGGTATGCTTGTCGTAATGTAAGTTCTTGCCACCCAACATGAGGTCTTTTCCAATGGTATCTAACTGTTTCATAACCAAGTGATTCATCTTTACCATAGCCTACAGGATATATATCAAACTTACAAATGTCTATGTCAGTATCATCTATAGATATTTTAATACCATCTGCTGTACGTTTGAAAGGTCTAGGTATAGCTATTTGATTAGCTATTGTATCAGGTGCTTGTACTGTTTGTACTTCTTTATGTTGTATCCCTAGTCTAGCAGGTGATCCTATTTTATCTTTGAACTTGCAGCCCCGGCAACCGTTAGGTTTATCAACTGCAAACTTATTACAGGTTGTTGGACCACTAGCAGATTTTTGCCAGTGTTGTAGTTTAGATAACGTAGCTTTTTCATTGTACTTTGGATGACCACTACTCCATCTCTTTGCTGTTTCTTCAGGGTTAATACAAAAAGATGCTATACCTATAAGATCGTACCATAAAGGCTCAGGTACTTTATCTTGGTTGTTTATTGCCCAGTTAATTTGCAAACATTTATTTTCTACTATTGTGCTAATTGCAGGGGGAAACTCCTGTTTAGTAGATAAGTTTTCTAGCAACATGTTTCCACGCTCTTGCTGTACTACCTGATGAGAGACGTAATTTGAAAGTTTATCTCTCAATATATCAGGTGATATAGGGTCTGCATCTATAAGTAACATAACTTCTTTATTATTCTTTGGGTTATGTGTACCAACAGGACGCAATACTAATGCACTGTTAGCAGTTAGTCCTGCATCTATATCAAACTTATTATCAATAGCACACATTTTCATAGAGTTTGCTAAAGGTTTCCATTCTACTGGTGCAAGTTCTCTATCTAGTACCCAGTATACATGTAGTCCGTTACCTGAAAAAACTACCATAGGTTTTGGTAAACCCATTTTGTTTATAAATTTACCTAGTGCAACTAGTCCTTCCTTCCAAGTTGGATATGGTTTATCAGAGCCACAGTCTATATCTATTGCTATAACTTTCGTGGCTCTTACGTTTTCTTGTTTTCTATTTCCTTTCTCTACAAATGCAGAGATAGCAAAGTAAGTATTATTATTTGTACGATCTAATCTTGTACAACTTTTTGATAGGTCTTCTATAGTATTAAAAAAACCTTGTTTTCTTCCATCAGTATTAATTATGGTGTTTACATAATATCCTTCGATAGGAAGAACCTTCTTTAAAAATTCTAAAATTTGCATGATTTCTCCTATAATTATAATAACATGAGACTTCTATTATTTTAACCCTTTATCTTTTTATCAGTAGTGCGGGCATTTGCTATTGTCTACCAAGTGAGTACATACCCATTGGTGAAGGACTTAGTAGACAATAGAATAATAGCAGTTGACGGAACGTATCTCATTGACGCTACGGCATAAGACACCCTAATGTTTTATGCTGGAGGAAGCACCACCACCTTCATAACTAAAAAACGGTTCGTTTTAAAGCCCCTCAAAGGGGTGAAACAATATGTCCGTGTGTGTTTGTACCTAGCTTTTTACAGCATTTTTATCTAATAACTCTAATAATCTTACCCTTCTTTCTTTAGGTTCTAAAGCTATTATATTAGGGCTAGGCCATTCATGCACAGTCATTATGTCCAACAGTTGCTTAAGCATTGCTCTTACTTTTTTATCATTTGATTTCCTTACAGGTCCTCCTTTTATCCAACTATAATATGTCATACGAGTAACATTAAGTAGATATGACATATCTTTAATTGTCAAGAGCATATGCTTTCTTAAAGCTTCTACTTTTTTAAAGTCGATAGGCTTAGGCATCATCAGCATCTGTATCATTAATAAGCTGAGCAATTTCGTCAGCTAATCCTGCTCCAGCTCCAGCTACTCCAGCTTTAGGCGTCTCAACTTCTTGTGGTGTCTCTGCTTTCGGTGCAGCTGCTGCGGGATTAAGCTTCGTTACAGGCTTAATAGGTTTAACATTTGATGTCGTAGGTGTAATGTTCTCCTCTACGGTAACTGTAGTGTCCGTCACATTAGTATCAGGATCTTCTAATGTAAATCCTTCTTCTTCACCAAAACCAAACTTGGTAGCACCAACAGCACCTTCAACATATTGTATTACTTGTACTGCACGTAGCCTTATAGATACACCTGCACCTATAGAACCTGTATGGTAAAACGAAATAGAGCCACTTACTTTAATTTCAGAACCACCATAGATGTTAGAGTTAGGCATCATAGTACCTTTGCTATCAAACACAGCAGGTTTATATGCCGCTTTAGATTTAAATTTAATAATCACATTACCAGTAGGATTACCATCTTCATCTGTTTCATCTGCATAAGGCAGTGGTGCTTGTTTAATAGTAGCATTAGGCTTGTCTGCTTTTAAAGCTTTAATACCTGATAATATTTCGTTGTTAATCATTTCAACAATAGGTTTAGCTTTATCTTGAGACAGACAAAGATTAACTTTGTAATGTCCTTGCTCATCAAATTTAGTATCAGGTGCTGATATGTAAGGGTAATAAGCTATTCCCTTTTGAGTAGTAAAAGTTTTATTCATGTGAACCTCCTTGTTCATATTGAGTTAAAGTAAAACCAACTTCTTCAGTAAAGCCGTAGCTACTGGCAGACGTTGATTGTGTATGCCCATCTTGGACAACCAGTTCCCCCGTTACTATTTTAACTTCGTTAGAGCCTAACAACTTATCTACATTTGCTTGTGCAGAAGTTGGGTTAAATCCAACAAAGTTAAACTTTAGCTTGGGATAATTAGATTCTTTATCAAACGATAATTTAGTTCTTATTATCTCAGGGGGTATTCCACGTACCAACAAATCTTTTTGGTACAAATTTAAATTCTTTAGTGATGTAGGTGTAACTTGTAGTAGATATATAGTACCATCAGTTGCATCTGCTAATGTTACTGCTAATCTTTTTTGGTCGGAACATGCTTTAATCTTTCCACCAGTTGGGGATATTTTAGAACCCCATGCGTTCTGCGTACAGGTAGCACAGATGTCATTCTGTGGATCGTTACTATATTCACTAGGTTTAGTACCATCAAACGAGTAGCAATCAGGTAAGTTAGTATCTCTTTCAGGTGACCATTCATATTTGTACCATGATTTAGATAACTTTGGATTTGCACCTACAATAACTACGTCTAAAGATATTGGTAGTTGATTGTTATCTTTGCCCTGGTGGTAATCATCAACAGCAAAACATGAATCTCTAGTGTGTATTTTAGGTATAGCCATTAGTCTTCTACTTTTGTTGTAGGTTTTCTAACTGAAAGACTTATTCTAGTCCCATAGTTAATACCATTAGGTACAGATTTGTTAGCATCTATGTAACCTCGTACTGCATATTTGCTTACTCTTTTTTCTAGTAGATCATAAGCTTCGTTCTTAACAATAAAACCTAGTACTTCATCCCAGTCTCCTACTTGAGCATAGTCGTTTGTTGTTAAGAAAGCTGTACCATCTTCAGTTTTAAACTGTGTCACACCTTGTTCGTCTGCTTTTATTTTAAGGAACGATTCAAGTTTAGATAGCTTTGCAACTATATCTTTTACTTTTGTTTTCGCTTCGGCTTCTATAGCTTCTTTCTGTCCTCTAAGTTTTAAATATGTTTTAATTACTGCGTCTACTTTTTCCATTAGTTATCCTCCTTATTTTCTGTTTGAATTAAATCTAGTAGTAGTCCTTGTAGTCTTTGCTTTTTACGTAAGCGTTCATACATTTTGTATTCTAAATCAGTGGACTCTATATGTATTACATTAGACGAATACTTTTTACCTATCCGTTCTATCCTACCATTTGCTTGTACATACTGTTCATTACTTGTAATAGGTCCGTACCATACAATAGTATCTGCGGCTGTTAACGTAAGACCATGTGCCATAGTAGCAGGATGTGCTATTAATACATGTGGGTCTACTGCATTTTGAAAGTTGTTAAATATTGTACTGCGTTTAGATGATGATACTTCACCATTTACAATATCAACTGACCAATGTTTAGATAGTTCTTTATCTAACATCTTTAATGTTCCAGTAAGAGGAACAAATATAATAACTTT